TGATGCAGCTGTATAACGGGTAAACGACAAGGGAGACACTGCCCATGTGAAGAGACTCGAGCCGATAGGAGCCGTGGCACCCGATACAGGCCAGTCGATAGCTGTCATGTACGATTCACGCTGTACGAAATTGCTAATGGCGAGCTCATCTTCTTCACGTCCACCAAACTGGGATGACCCAAGACACGTCTCCTGCTTCGGTTGTAAAGAGAGCTTGTTAACGGGCTCACTAATCGATGATGACGCCATCTGAAACGGCATTATCTTAACAGGGCCCACATCCGAGACATTGGGAACATTCGTGTATCCAAATGCGCTTGCCACCTCACCGGCAGCGGTTGCCATTTCCGCAGTAGCCATAGCGTAAGGTCCAATGCCAGGAACCCACGAAAGGGCTCCCGCCACTTCTGCTACACCGGAAGCTATCTCAGAAATCTGCGGACTATCGCGATACTCTTTAGCTTCTGCTGAGGCTTGAACCGAAGTGAGTGTACGCTCAGACTGGAGAATAGCCTGGTCACTGGGTCCGGATAACTCAACGTCCTCAAGCCACGCGTACACAGCGATATCGAGATTCTGTGCGTTGGTTCCATTCGCGCTCAGAAGAGGTGCGTACTGGAAGAGCTCAACCTTACCCAAATCATTCATAGTCTGTTGAGACTGAATGTCGATGTACGGGTAGGGCCAAAGGAATGGCAATGTCATCTCGGCAGTTGAAAGGCTTTGAGGATTTAGCCATACACCTGGCTTCTGTGAACTAGCAACTAGAGTGATGTTGGAGATTGCACTGTAGGCTGTGTCGGTACGAGCTACGAGGGGTGTGTAGCAGTGCCACATGGAACCGTAGTAAAAGGGACTACCATTAATCAAAACCTTGATTCGCATGTTCGCTCGGAGGAGAGAAAAACCGAACAACTTTTTCTGTATGTTCGGATTGGAGAAGTAGAGACCCCACGGCCGATATGTGGTCTTAAGTCCATCAGCACCATTTTCAGCCCATTGATAATCGAAGATTTTCAGAGGGCGGCTAAGATACTCACCGAGTTCTTGCGGAAGCTTGCTCTCTTTGGCAACAGGATTAGCCTTAGCCTGGTTGATCTCTACTGCACCTTGGGGTTCGTTTGCGAACGTCATCTGCTGATAATGGACATCACTGTTCCCCGTAGTATCAGAGCCGGCATACACCTTCTCAGATTGAAGCTCCGTTGAGCCCCATGCATCCACTTTCCAGCGCCTACGTTGTTTTGCTCGGAACCGTGCCAAAGTGCACACTTTCTTTGCTGTGTTGGTATCCAGTTTACGGACTGGAGTGCACGGAACGTTGTAGTAGTCGTTCTCTACTTTCATAAAGTTCTTGGTGTGCCATTGATTTTCGAGTCGGAAGCGCGGCATAGCGCAGCCGACCTTATCTGAGCTTTTGGAGTCTAACCGGTCTCCTCGCTGAATAGCAACTTCGGGGGAACGCCCCATGGTGAGATGCTCCTTCAGTTCCACGCTTCTCTCTGACTGGATCAGACTTGAGTCGTCGAGACAGTAACTAACTGATGGAGTGCACTTTTGGCTGAGACCTGTGCTAAGGCCTAATGAGGGACTGCTTTCAACAAAGCGTTGTCTAAGCTGGTCCCATGTTGGAAGCGGATATTGAACAAGCGCTTCGCTGAAGGAAAGAGACTTCGGTGCGTCGACCAACATTCGTTTGAAGGATTCGAAGAAATCTCGTCCGTGATAGAAAGCCTCACTGACAGCACTACCGCACGCCTGAGCTAGCTGAGCTCCAGGGCT